TATCTACAGGCTGGCCACAGATCCCACAGGTATTCTGAGTCTTGAGTAGTATCTTTTTATTCTTTTCAAATGCTACTCGATGCGGACCGTTGCGGTCTGCCCGTAGTTCTTTCATTGTTCATCTCCGTCATAATATTCATTTCACTACTTACAACCATCATTCCACATCATCTCTTCCTGCGATATCGATACTGTGGTATCGAACGTAGGGGGGGTGTTTTTTTATTGGGTAGGGGTGTTGAATTGATATGGTAGGGTGTTAAGATTTACACCTAGGTTCTATAATTTTGGGGTGCTATTTTTTAAGAGGGGGAGGGTCTTTGAATTTAACATATCTTATATTCTGTTAATTTGACTCATACGACTTTCTGTCTTACTCTCCCATGAAATTGTGAGCATCATCAATAAATGAATTTACTTTTTTTTATTTTGTTAAATACATGACCTTAATAAGCAAAATTCAGTATGCTATCATCTAGCTCATCTTGCTTAAATCCTATATAACCCAGAGTGATGTCTGGTGAAGAGTGATTAAATAACTCCATCAATATTCCAACACTTTGATTCTTTCTGTAATGATGATATCCAAATGTTTTTCTCATAGAATGCGTTCCGATGTTTTTTAATCCAATATGCTCTCCTGCATCTCTCAAGATTTGATATGCTGCCACCCTTCCAATGTGTGTTATTCTAAACCCTTCATTGTTCACCTTTTTCCTTGAAGGGAACAAGTAATCATAATCCTTTAATTCATTTTCTTTTATATAATGGTCCAAGGCTTTTCTTAGAGCTGGGTTGATAGCGAATCTCTTTGTTTTACCTGTCTTTCGTTCGGTAACTTCAATATGAGTTCCTTTTACACTTCTTACTTTCAAGGGCAGGATATCACTAATTCGCATTCCTGAATAAAGCCCTGTAACCATCATTACATAGTCTCGTTCATTCTTACTCTTTAAGTAATCCTTCATGCGTTCAATATCATCTGTATCCCGAATCGGTTCTACTTTACGCATTTACCTACTCCTTTCAAATAAAAATAGTCAGTCCATTAGAACTGACTTAAAATATTAGCTGTATGGGATTCGAACCCATCCCACCCCGAATTTCTGGTGAACAGCTAACCAAAATTATAAATAGGAGATTTACAAAAAAGTTCAAGGCCACCGCCTTCATTTTCTGATAATACTATTTTAAGTCATTTTTTGTGTTATGTTTACCGTTTTTTTACCGCAAAAATACCGTTTTTTTTACTACACACTAAAACAGAATCACGATATTGTTCTGCGAATGCCAGTAAAGCATTGTTGTGCAACTCCTGAAATTTAGTCCTCTCAATACCTAGATAATTGTAAATTTCGTAATTGAGATCCTTTTGAGGTTTTAAAAATTTTGAGAATAGTATATATCGATAAGTAGGATTGAATAGCCTGCTTACTGCTTGTTCAATTTCCTCCAACTCATTCATAGCATCCACACGTCGAACTGCTAAATGCTCAACAGCTTTATTAGGCCCTGCACCTCCTCGTGGTTGAAATGTAAATTCCTGCGTAACTTTTTGAATTGGACTATCGCATGCTATTTCCCTCCACCGTGGATATTCTGAGAGCTTTTTCTTTGCCCTCTTGATTGTTTCTTTCTCATCAATATCATCAAAAAGTTGCATTGTTCACCTCCATTCTCTAACTTATTTCTTTCCGTTGCCCCTGAAGGCTACAATGCAAGCCCACGAAAGACCAATTAACCAAAAACCACAAAGAATAAAGAAGATAATATCTAGTAAGTTCATCTTTTCTCTTTCTAATCCATTTCAATCAATCGAACGAACTTGCCATCCCAGAACATGATGGTAGAATTGTTTGCTTTAATGTTAGAAGCATTTATATAACCAACTTTGAAAATTATCTTTTCACAATTTCTTATTTTTCCACTATAAGGATATCTTTTCGGTTTCATGACTTCACCTCCAACAAATCTGGATTTTCGTAAACGTTGCCAATGATTTCTTCGACCCCAGTCCACGCATAACCTTCTCTTATACCTTTTAGATATATAGCCGGCATGCCTCCTATATATGTACCGCCATATTCTTTTTCTAAGTATACTTCGTGAGGACATCCTCTAGTACATTTTATAATGTCTCCGACAAAGACCTCCTTGCCATTCTTATCTTTGAGGCCTGTTGATTGCATGAGTTCAATTTTTTCCGCCCCACGGAGAAAAGTAATACCATCTCCGATAGACTCAAATTCATCGTCAAACCAATTCATAGTATCTACTATGATCATTTTATTTTCTTCTTTAAGCCATGCTCTAAACTTTGGTATCATCCTTCCACCTCCTCTATTTATGCTTCATTCAAATACTGGTTATATACATCTTCATCAAGGATCCCGTTCTCGATTAGATTTTCAACAGCAATTTCAATTTTAATCAAACGATTTAATTCTTTATTAGGCAATGAAGCCATAATAATTTCTTCCATCACTCCACCTCCTTAAAATTTCTTTGGTTTATTCCTTTTAAAAATAGGGTTCTTCTTTTCTTTTTTCTTCTGCTTGTGATATTCACTGTCTTTATTGAAGATAATATCTTGATCTTCAATCAATTCAGGAATAAAGTATTCATCTGGTATCATTCTTCCACCTCCTTGACTTCAATACCCGGACAATCAAACACCCAGCCAAAGCCGGCTTGCTCAAGTTCTTTTTTGGTGTGCTTAGTTCTATACCCGTTGACTTCATTTTCTGAAGCAAAAAAATATTCTTCGGATGATAAAACTTTATTAAGATAGCGACCGTATCCGGAAACTCCTTTCATCTTAACCAAATACCGCTTTTCTTTCTCGACCTCATAACCAAATTGGTGCATATTAATTAGAATTGTTAAAGCGTCCTCTGTTTCAAAAAACCATTTACAGATAGGCATATCAGTATTATTTTCATAGTTGAGTATGAGTCTTTCCAAAACAATATAGAACTCGTCTACAATGTCTTCGTAAAAATCCGCAACAAACTGCGGCACTACAACTTTCTGTGGTTCGTCTAGTTGTTTGATCAGTTCAATAACTTCGTGTTGACTCACAAGCGAAATTTTAGAGATAGTGGTTGCAAAAACTAGCATTTCTTTTATTTTCCCGATCAACTCTTGTTTATTCATTCTTCAAATCCTCTTCTTTAACAAACGTTCCATCAATCCATTTACCTTTTCGATCCTTGATTTCGTTATAGGCAGCATTGAAACATTCCAGGAATTCATAACCTAAAATATTGCTGATTGATTTCAAGTAGGCTACAATGCGCACAAGGTTATGACGACACATTTTTTTGCTTGCTAAATCTTGAGATAGCTGAAACTCACTGATATTAGCATTTAGCAGTTTAAAGCAGTACATTGCTTCTTTTCGCCTAATATTGTTAGACTCTTCAAAGATGCTTTGTACATCTTCTTTGATCAGCAATGCTAAACCTACAACTACTACAGCACAGTCACCAATACTATCTTTCGTAAGTGCTTCATTCTTTTTCAAGAACCCTGCACATAACTCACCGAATTCCTCACTTAGTTTTAACGACTGTTTATCTAATCGCCCACCGTTTTCTAGATCTCGATCAATAAACCATTTTTTCACATTATTTAAAATTAAATTTTCCATTATTACCCCTTCTATTTTTTTACAAGTTTTAAATTGCCAGTCTCTTTGCCTTTTTCATTTAAATCTGCATAGAATTTCAGTAGCAATTTATCTTTCCCTGTAATTTTGCTTAACTTCGTCAATGAACCAGTACATAAATAACGCCCGTTTTCATAGAGTTTATAATCAGCTAGCTCATCAGCAACACCCATAAGGGAGTTTTCTTCAATTTGGAAATACTCGCAAATCGGCTTTATGTGATATTCGTGTGCTTTTGTTTTACCAGTCAATAGATCGCTTATTGTATTCATTGAGTAGCCTATCTCTACGGATAATTTTCTACCTGTCAAGTTATGGCTTTTCATCAAGAGCTTAAGCTGCTCTTTAAAATGTTCTATCTGATTTTTTGTATAGCCTGCCATGATACATTACAGCTCCTTATTCAATTTCTACTGGATAGAATGTACCGAATGACTTTCTTAAAGCATTTCCTACCTGTATAGCAACTCCACGAGATACGAACTTCATAGCTTTATCTTCATCAGAAAATGAAACATCTAGACCAGTTGTCCCAACTACTATAGATTTTATAAATGGTTTTGATTGCTTTGATCCATGTTTTAAAATAAACATTACTTACCATCCTTTTCTAGTTTCTGTAGCATTCTATTTTTGGCCTCTTCCAAAGCTTTTTTCTCTTGATCACTTGTTTGATTGGTATAATTTGGTTTTGACCAATCTGGAACATTTGATTGTTGCTTTGTTGGTTGTCCTTTAGTTTTACTTTCCTGATATTTTCTCTCTCGTTCATTTACTGCTGCAATTGATAACAATCCATCATTTTTCCAATTTTGTAAAATAGCTCTAATATAGCTAAAATTTCTCTTACCATTGTCAGCAGCTAAACTGATAGCCTTTAGGATCACATCTGGTTCCATACCATTTAGAGTGATGAAATCTTTTAAAGTTTCAAACTGGATTCCGTCAAGCGGTGCAATACGAGACTGATATTCATCTGCGATGATTTTGAGTGTGTTTTTCTCTAAATCTATATCTATCTCTTTCTCTATATCTATCTCTATATCTATCTCTCCGATACACTTTGTTACTTCGTTGTTACTTTGTAACAACCTCTTACTCTCTCGATGCTTTCGAACTCTACGGGCACTAGCTGTTTCACTTCCTACAAGTTCTGGGACTTGCTCAAGTTTGTAGGAGTAATTATCATTAGTAGTTATTAGCCTCTTCTTTTCCATAAACATAAGAGCCATTCTGATGGATTCTACATCTTCTCCGATTTCTAAGGCTAGTTCTTCCGCTAAATCTTCAGCTAGTCCTTCATAGAAAATAACCCCTTCATTCTCCAAACTTGTCAACATTATTTTTAAATAAATGATTGTGATTTCTTCCCCTCCAGGAAGTTTCCTCATGAGTTTCATTTCTTTGGAATTGAAGAAGTTTTCTTTTAACTGTAGCCAGTAATACCTCTTATTGCTTGTTGCCATTTCATCACCTCCTAAAATGGTAAATCATCATCCTTGATATCCATTGGATCCCCTGCGAGTGAAGGTGGCATCTGCTCGGCCATTGAATTCTGATTAGCTGAATTGTCTCGCTTCTCAAGAAGCTTGAAGCTCTCCGCAACCACTTCGGTCACATACACACGCTTTCCATCTGTTCCTTCATAATTTTTTGTCTGTATGCGACCAGTGATGCCGACAAGATTGCCTTTCTTAGCCCAGTTCGCCAAGTTTTCGGCTAACTTGCCCCAAATCACACAGTTGATGAAGTCGGCGTCATATTCACCATTTTGGTTCTTGAAATTGCGATTGACAGCAAGTGTGAATTGCCCAACTACCTGATTTTGAGGAGTGTGTCGAAGGTCAACATCACGAGTCAGACGACCGATCAGTACAACATTATTGATCATTTGTACCTCCAACCAATACATCTGTCTTTTTCAATACCTCTAGCTTTGAGTCTACTTCTTTCAACACCTCTTGCTGTAGCAACATAACTTTTTCTTTTTCAATCAGCCAGTCCATGTGCACCTTGGCTTTTTCCAAGTCCTCGATGCCATTCTTCTTACGATAACGAAGCAGATACTTAAGTAGATTACCTAAATGGTATCCAGTCAATTGCTCATCACTCATGAAGTTACGATGGACATCAATGGCCTCAAGACCATTCCGCCCCTGGTAGTGTTTTGGATTGTGTACGTTGTCGCTCATGCTGTCATCATTCCTTTCACGCTATTCTTTTTGTGGATCTCTGTCGCACGTTTATTAAGTAGTTCCCGCTGATACTTAGCGGATTTGTAATATTTCATTTTTGCTTTTTGTTTCTTGATGATTTCACGCAATACAAAAATTGCGAACCCTGAAAGTGCTGCATATGTAGCAAATGCTACTGCCAAGAAAATTTCAATAGTTGTCATTAATTTCTACCTCTGTTGGTTTTTCTGGGAAAAGTTCCCGGTTGAATTTGTTAATCATAAAATCTTGGGCCTTGTTGGATTCTTCCATTCGTCCGACAATCTCGGCCCAGCGTCCAATGCTTCTTGAGTGTGAATACACTCGTTGTTCCAATTCTTCAATTTTCTGTTGCTGGTCATATACGACCTTAATCATTACAATCGAAAATAGCGGAAAGAAGAATAGAAGCATCATTGTCATGTATCTTAACTTTCTAAGGCTCATGCTCGAATCACCCCGTCATTCTTAAAATCTACAGCCATTTGATGTAACCGCTCTTCAAATTCACTATCAGACAGCTTCATCAATGCTAATAATTTATTGATAGGTGTCATTGTTTCTCCTTTTGTGTTATAATTGTTCTGTAATTCTTTGAAAAGTGCCTTTCCCCAAAGGTGCTTTTTATTTTTGTAAAGTTCGACAAAATCTGAGGGCATCTTCCAAATTATAGAGATACTTCCCACCTTTGCCAGATTGTTGAAATTGGAATTTTCCTTGATCTCTCCACTCTTCTAGCTTGGTTCTCCCCCATCCAGTTGCTTCCTGCAATACCTTGATAGGTACCCATGTAATCTGTCTACTGGATCTGCGTTTAGCTTCTTCCATGGCTTTGATGTTGAGAGTTACAAGTTCTTCGAAAAGTTTGTCTTTAAATTCTGGTCCAAATAATTCTAGAACCATATGAGCCTCCTTACCCGACCAAACTCATCTGTCCGTTCCGGGCTTTAATTTCAAGTTTAGTATTCGCTGACGGTTCCCAGCTGTTCCAGTAGTCAAAGGCTTGCTCTTCGTCCTTGCGTTTCAACAAGTCATAGCGAGGGATCCGGAAGTAGTCCTTGAAGTCTTTAGCAGCTTGAGAAAATACAGATTGTGCAAAATGTCGGTCACGGTATGCTTGGCTATCTTTACCACCGAGCAAGGCCACGACTTTCTTCTTACGTAATTTTTCCAATGCCAGACCAACCGAAGGGTTGATGGGTTGCTCATTCTTCAGATAATCGACATCGGCTGATAAGATAGACTGCCCTTCTTTCAGCTTTTTCAATTCCTGGAGTGCATGGATCATTGCATCTTCTACCACTAACTCGGTAGGTTGGATTGTTACTTCATTCATTATTCAAATTCTCCTTCTAAAATGTTACTTTCTTTGCGGATATCGTTCAGGTCATTGAAGAAACGAAGTCCACGACTGATAAAACTATCAAATTCGTTTCTGATGATTCCGTCTGCTTTAAGGACTTTCTCCTCGTCTGCATAGATTAGACCGCCCATACTAGCCAAGAAGTCATTTCCTTTTTGAAGTAGGCTTGTGATATTCTTGTAAGCTGAGATTTGCTTCTGTACGCTATTCAGTTGACCTTGCGATTCTTCAATCGCTCGAGTCAATTCATCGTACTGAGCAGATTTCTTATCGACCTCTTCACGCTGGGCCAGTGTGTCAGCGAGTTGCTTTTCGATAAATTCGGAGCGTTCTTCCATGGCTTTCACGGTTTTAGAGAGTTCCTTATTCTTTTCCAGCAATTGCCTGTTAAGGTCCTGTGTGGCCTTGTAATCGTCCGGGACGACTTCCTTGATAGTTTCCTTGACTTCGGTCTTGGAAGACTTGATTTTCTCATTCTCATCTCGCAGAAGCTCGTTTGCTTGTTGGCTAAGTTTGAGTTTCCTCTTAACTTCCTGCAACTCTCGTACTGTCAGAGTGTCACCATCTTCTATTCGCTGGATCTGCTCCTGTTTTTCTTCTTCTGGAAGAGTTGCGATGAGGTAGAGGGCTGAAGTTCCTAAATCGTTCAACGTTGAACGATTTGAAAGTTGTTGAGCAATTGTCATCATCTTTCTGGCTTCGCTATGAGAAATCTTAATGGTATCTAACCATTCCCCAAACTGACCATGTACCAGATTGTGTTCTTTCACATGGTTCAATCGTCTACCGATTTCCCAAATGGACTGACCAGCTATTTGCTTGTGATAATTGATTTCTAGTTCTAATTGAGGTAGATTATCCGACAAAATCAATTCATTCATAGATTCTCCTTTCTTTTAATTCACGTTTCGTGAAGTTCAAGGTGTAAATATATCGCCCAACTCTCTATTGAAATGTCGAGCGATTATAAACATCTCACTTTGAGTGAAATCTGTCTTTCCCAATTCTTTATTTCGGTAAGAAGTTTCGCTTTTATTTATCAATTTTGCCATTTCTTTTTGAGAAAGACCTTTTTCTTTTCTCAATTTGTATAGCAGTATCTGCATTCTTTCACCTCCTATCTAAATTTGTCCAAGCTGACCTCTAGTGCATCAGCTAATTTGCACATATTCGTCCACGACATCTCTTTTAATCTTCCAGCCTTTAGGTTGGAAAAATTCGATTGATGGATTCCTGATTCTTTGGCCAATCTATACATAGACCAGTCTCTTAGTTTTAATTGATGTTCAATTTTATCCCACATATTAAACACTATATGTTGTGTTCGGCACAACATATTAATTCCTTTCTAGTACTATATATTGACAAATAAACGCATTTAAGCTATAATATATTTTGACTAAAACGTTTTGATAAGACCTTTCTAACTCCTTATGAAAATAACAAGTCAAATAATTAAGAAAGGAGAATTGTTTATGGCAAGAAATACTAAGCAAACCTCTGCTAAAGTCGCCACCAAAGCAAGCAAAGCTCTTCGTGACGGGCGTTCTTCTGCTCGAACAAAGTCTATCGCTGGCTCGGCTCTTTCACAGACTCGTAAAAAGTAATACAATATAGTCTGTGTTTAGGATGTAGCTTTTTCCCTTTTCAGAAACTTTTATAAGATTCTGGTCGGGGAAGAGCTTTTTTATTTCTTCGGGAACTTCTTGAATATCGCACTCCCCGAAAGAAATTTCTGAATCTATAGTAGTAATCCCTTCAATTTTCATTCACATTTCTCCTTTCTACTCCTCAATTCTTTCCTGCTCCAGCACCTCCAACTCATCCAACTTTTCAGCAATATACGTCACGGTCCTCAGTATTTCATTGAGAGCTGTTCTTTCTAGTTCGTTCATTATGAGTCAACCCCCTTTTCAATTTTTGATTCAAGCGCTCGCAGTTCAATTTCATGAGCAACATCGCCCATCAATTTCATGCATTTGCTTTTTGCTTCGCTGTAAGTTTCAGATTCTTTGATTAGCCAATCTGATATTTCGATAACTTTATCTTCGGAACCAGTGTTTAAATTTATAACACCAGTGCTGAGATTTACAGATGATTTTCCGTCTACAGAAATAAAGATTCCCTTTTTTAAAGTACTTCTATTCGATTCTGGTAACATTTTTATATCCTTTCTACAAAATTTAATATTCACTAGTTTTTTATCATTGGAATACATCTTAAGACCGATGTGATATCTATATGGTTATAGTATATTGAAGTCACCTTTACACGAAAGGAGCTGATGCAAATTGGCAGAATTTTTGAAAGGTACTGTACTTCTATAAGTAAATAGATACGTTTGCTTTGCTCGAAGCCGTAGCGGACTAGACGCTTAAAACTAGGGAAGAATTGCAGAATGAGAATCTTTGCCAGTAATGGTTCAGGCCATTCAAGTAGCAAAGGAGAGTTGGCATGCCTCGTAAAACTATTGCCGTCACTCATTCTCCAATTCTAGAGCCGTAGTGATACTTAAGAATTTAGCAGTGCTGGTTATCGATCCAGTGAAGTAAATTCCGCTTGCACGAGAAGCGGGAAGTTTTCAAAAAATCGTTAGGTACTCAGGACTCGTGCAACTGGGTGCTTTTTTTATCCCTAAAACCATATATACCAAATGTCACTAAGTGAATAAATTTAAAATTACAATTACAATAATCGCACCTACTGCGATCAAACCACCGATTTCCCATCTTTTGTCATCCATTGCTTTTCTCCGGACAGTATGCTAAACTTAAGTCGTAGATTGGGGCTGCGCCCCTCCTACAACTTCGTGCCTAACTCTTATCTAAATAAGAGTTGAAGTATCACGGCGATTAGTGCTATGATCGCCGCTATCACTGTGGCTCTTGGTTGTGTCAACCAAGGGTCTTTTTTCTTTTGCCTTCGCTTTAGCATACTGTCCTTCCTTTCTTTTGTTTTGGGTTAATTCCTTAACCTTGACTATATTGCGCTTCACAATTCGTGGAGTGTCAATAGTTTTTTATCGAAAAAATAAAAAAACTTTTCAAAACGTGAAGTATTTGTTATAATTTACCTATAAAATGTACAAAAAAGGTGATGAATATGACTGATCAAGAATTAGCCATCTACATTGGGTTAAAAATAAAGGAATTTCGTGACCAAAGAGGTTTGACGCAAAAAGAGTTAGCTGATCTAATCGAAATGGGAAATACAACAATAGCTAATTATGAAAAAGGTTTTAGAACTCCCAAAAAGAATACTTTATTTAAAATAGCTAACGCACTTAATGTCACTATAGACGATCTGTTTCCTATTTTAAAACAATCAGACAATTCGATTATTGAAAGTATTGAGGAAATACTTTCCAAACTCGACCCAGAACCATACCAGCGTAACGTGTTGACTTGTGCAGAGAGGCAACTTGAGGAGCAAAAACAGGCTAAGAAAAAGCTTGCTGAAGTCCATGATGTATTCGTAGAGTATATAGCCTACAACTACTACGACCACCCAGCTTCTGCAGGTACAGGGCAATATCTGAATGAAGTGCAGATAGAGACAATTCAGCTGCCTGTGAAGGTGGACGCTGATTTCGTTTGCCCGATTTATGGGGATTCGATGGAGCCAGATTATAAATCTGGGGATTATGTCTTTGTTAAATTGACGGTAGAGCTTCCAAGTGGCACGGTTGGAGTATTTGACTATGAGGGAGAGGCTTACATCAAGCAGCTCATTATCGAGAAAGACAAGGCATATCTAAGAAGCTTTAACAAGAAATACAAAGATATACCGATTGATTCAAACAGTGATTTCAGGATCATTGGTAAAGTCGTGGATGTGTACAGGGAAGAAAAATAAAAACCATCGCTAACGAAACGATGGTCAAAGATGAATATAAATCTTTAATTAATTAAAAGGGGAATTATTATGGGATTTTTTGACAATGTTAAACAAGAAAGTTCTTTTTCTGGAGCTTCAGGAGCAACTGGATTGAACTATGTTGTGCTTCAAGTAACACTGAAAGAAAAGTTATTCGGTACTGGATCTGGAAACCTCACTGAACTTGAAAATGTAATTAACAAACAAGTTGCCAAAGGATACCGACTCCATACTATTAGCACAGCTAACGGGGGCAGCAAGGGCCTAGGTGGAGGAGATCGCATCCAGGCTACAATGGTGTTTGAAAAAATTATTTAGTTATATTTTTTCACTATCACCTTCAAAGAATATGAAAAAAATAACTTTTTGTATATTCTACTTGACAAAAACACAAAAAGACTCTATACTATTTTCATACGAATTGGTCCGGATGCCCGATGCATCCTACCGAAAGAGTCTCAATAAATTATTGAGGCTCTTTCGTGCTTTATAGGAGAATAAATGAAACCTTTTTCCGATTTTAATAAACAAATTGAGACATTAGAAAATAGAAACTTAACTATTTTAGATAGAAAAGCAGCTAACTTCGCCCTCAGAAACTACGGTTATTACGAAATAGTCAATGGCTACAAGATATTTTTACTCGACGAATCTAAAACAGTTGAAACGTTTTTAGAAAAGGAAACATTTGAACACCTTGTTTCACTTTATAATCTTGACAAACAAATCAGAAATTTAGTCATGCAAGCGACCTTGGAAATAGAATTATCTCTAAGAACAGCTCTAGCTTATACTCTAGCAGAAGATTTTGGCGTTTTAGAGTCAGATTATCTAGACAGAACAAAATACAATAAAGGGAAATTTCAACGTAAACACAATAAATATCAAAGAGATTTTCTTCTTGATATGCTTAAAGATATCGCAGCCAATAGACCTGTGGAGCCTCTAAAATCTTATCGAAGCAATCATAACCACATTCCGCCATGGATACTTTTAAAAGAGACGACATTGGGAAATATAACTAATTTTATTAAAATCCTAAAAGGGCCACAAAAGGACAAGGTTATTTCTCTTTGTACAGGGCTTCCTAACTCTCAATTAAGTTCAGCAGATAAAACTTTATTTATAGAAATTCTTGATTTAATATTAGCATTCAGAAATCGGGCTGCTCATGGAGGCCGTATGTTTAATTATAAAGCAAGTACGAGTCTAAGTTACCACCAAAAGTTTCATAACGAAATAAAGATCACACCAGGTGATTACCGAAACAAGAAAGGTCGGAGTGATCTATATACTTTCTTCCATTCTTTAGCCTTATTTGAAAACAAAGCAGGCTTTGACTTATTAGAAATATGTCTTTATTCTATAAAGGAACATGACGCATCATACCCAAAAGATTGGTTAGTTTTAGCTAAGGAAATGGGGTATCCAGAAGATAATCTAAAAATAGATTTAGAAAGACATCGTAATTTTCATAAAAAATACCGTTGGAGATACCTGTGGCATGCTATTAAAAATATATTTAAAAAATAAATAACAAAAATCCCCACAATCGCCTGCAAGCTAAAATGTGAGGATGTGCTGTATAGAAAGAATGGCATTAAAAAGCCCTCTTTACTATACCCATTTTAACAAGAAATGAGGTAAAAATCAATGATCAAAAAATATAAAAAAGGTGATGGTTTCGCCTACTATTTTAAAGCCTATCATGGAATTGATCCATTGACTGGTAAGAAGATTGTTACTCTTAGACGTGGATTTAAAACCGAACGAGAAGCTAGAATGGCTGAAGCTAAGTGTTTATCTGATTATGAGAAGAAAACCTTTAGAAGCAGAAATACCACTACTACTTTCAAACAGGTATATGAAACTTGGAAAGAGCATTATAGAAATACCGTAAAAGAATCAACCTATGTTAGCCAAATTGATAAAGCAGACAGACTTATTATCCCTCATTTTGGAGACAAACCTATAAATAAAATAAGTTTGACAATGTGTCAAACTCAGGTTAATAAATGGGCTGAAGAATATAAGCGATTTTTCGGGATCATCAGCATTGCTAATCAGATATTTGATTATGCAATATCTATGGAATTGATTGATAGCAGCCCTATGAGAAAAACTCTTAAGCCAAAACGACAAAAAAATAATACAGATGAACTTGAAAAGTTCTACAACAAAGAAGAACTTAAGGAATTTTTTAAAATCGTTAAAGGCTTCGACGATAATGAAATGCTGACGTATTTTAGATTACTAGCTTTTACCGGAATGCGAAAGAATGAAATTAGCGCACTAAGATGGTCTGATATCGATTTTAAAAAAGGACAGATTACTGTCAATCAAACCTTGGCCAAGGGTGAAGATAATAAACTTATTTTTCAGACTCCAAAGACAAAAAAGAGTGCCCGAACAATTACCCTCGATTCAAAAACAATCAAGGTTTTAAAAGATTGGCACAAGTATAGTACAAAAGGACTTCTGTTTAAAAATGAGAATGGAGAACCTAAGAGTGTTGTCCATGTCAACAATATGTTGAACAGAATCTGGAGGAAGTACCCTGATTTCAAACGAATCACACCTCATGGATTTAGGCATACACACTGCTCACTACTCTTCGAAGCTGGTGCTACTATCAAGGAGGTCCAGGAAAGACTCGGTCATGAGAATATTCAAACCACTATGGACATCTATGCTCACGTCACCCAAAAAGCAAAGGATGAAGTAGCTGACAAGTTCGCTTCTTACATTGGTTTTTGAAATATGGGTATCACGGTGGGTATCAAAACAAAAAAAGAGGCTTTCCGAAAAATCGGAAAGCCTTATTTAACGCTACTTAGAGCGATTATTTTGCGATTGGGTAAACAGAAACTTGTTTAATGACCACTATACAACATTTTTAGAAATAGGATTAAAAGCCTTATTAATTCAAGGTTTTCATGATGAAATAGTTATAAAAAAATGTAATGTTTATAAAATCTGGGTATCATTTTGGGTATCAATCACACTGAAAAATGTAATAGTATATTTGCTGTTATAACCGACATTTTGATGAATTTCCGTTATAACAGCAACCAAAAAAACCCTCCGTTTTGGGAGGGTTTAAAGGTTATTCAAGAGTTCCCCATAAGCTAATACGGTTGCCTTCTTCATCTGTCTGCCCAATAGCCATGTAATTACGGTTACCAGACTCACCAATATACGAGATCCATCTATAGCCATTTGCAGATCCTTTATAGTCATAATGGACTTTTTCATTAGCATCATAAACAGCCACAATCTCACTATTAAGACTTGGTCCACGACGAACATTGATGGCAGCATCACCAACAATGAAAGTACCATTCTCTGGGATAAGTTCCATTTCATCATTTTTAGGTGTTTCGCTAAGTGGTAGGAAGTTTTCGCTTAATGGAGTATCTGAGTATGGAAGATAGAACCATCCCTGCACATTTTCAAATCCACGACTATTAAAACGTGCAGGCCCACCCACAATAAGAGCATCAAGATTGCCATCGATATTTTGCTCAACAGTTCTCATGCTGTAACCATCTGAATCTTCAATTACTGCTCCACAATGACCAAAGTTTACACCGCCAAACCAAGCATCCATTGTGAAGAATGCACCAGCTTTAGGATTCTTATCTGTAGGCATACGATGCACTTCTAATCCTGCTTGTTCTGCTGAGTCAAGTAATTCGGAAGCATTACCCCATAGATCAATACCAAAAAAAGTTTTTGCAGGATATGTTAGCAGATCAGCGCATTGGGTTCCTGCAAAACCATCCTTATCTACACCCATTCCAGAATTTGCTAAATCAATAATAAATTGAATAATTTCTTGTCTTGTTGCCATAAGAATACCTCACTTTTTCCATTCTTCGTTAGCTTTTTTCACAGCTGCCTCAAGAAAAGTATTAAGTTCTTCGTTTGTTAGATAAATATTTTGAGATTCTAGCCCATTAATCAAGCAGCCTTTAGCATGCTCTAGTTTCTCAGCTCCATGAATTCCTAATGTTCCTGACACTTGCTCAGTAGCATTTACCGCATTTTTTGCCAGGATTTCCACTACTTCCAATGCCTTTTTACCACCACGAGTAAGAAGATACTCTTTGAGTGATTTAACAGCGATTCCGACGAAGGCGACAAAAATAGCCATTAGTGAATTAACTACGATTCCTGTGATTTGATTCATTTTTTCTTTGCTCCTTTTTTTAACTTCTTAGGTTCTTCCAAACCTTCTTGTAATTGAAATTTTTCACGATCAACATTTCTCTGGATATATTGATCAATAAAGGGAATTTCTATCCCTAATGCTGACAGACTAGCAAGAATACTAGAGCCGTAAGCTGCCATCATCGAGATGATGAATGCATCAATAACAGGCGCTAGATTCATGTATAACGTGAAGGGATAACCAATTGCCACAATTAAGATCATAGCTGTGTGACTAACTAGGCCCTTTCTCCATTTTCTACTGGAAAATTCATGATAGGCCCATGCTCTAGATACCCCCAGGATGATATCTAGAGCAACGATGGCCATCAAGAGAAATACAATTATATGTTCGTCAATTCCGTGATCGTAAAAATCACGAACTACCTCGATAATTCCAAAAATACCATCTGGTTCTTCTTGATACATCAATCACACTCCTATCATTAAGATTCAGGCTGTGCTACTGGTTGAGTTTCAAGATTCTCAGATGGTTTTCCCTTCTTCTCTTCTTTTGGTACCTCCCAATTATAGATTGCAAGTTTTCCATTTTGAAGAAGAGGACCTTTGAGGTCTTTGATGGATTCCCCGTTGTAAGTAAAATCATAATTTACTTGCACAAGTACCTGTTTCCCTTCGCTAAATCGTTCGGTATGATCAGGATCTACTAGGGTGAAGATGTCATGCGGTTTGTATGTTTTACCTACTTGGGCAGTTTCAACAAGCTCAAGCGCTCGCTTGTAGAGTGTTGGATCAAGTGGGTTGTCTTGGTTGGTAACGGCCACGAGGACAGACCAATCCGCAAGAGCTTTGTTGTTTTGAATTTGAGTATCTTTCTTCTCATTCTCAATAGTAAGTTCTTGAATTTTTTGAATAGCTACCTTGTTAGCCTCAACAGACTTATCAAGCTCTTTTTTCAGTGCCACAATAGCACCAGATGGGTCCAATTCCATCCGTACAATGTTTAACACCGCTTCAACTAGTACAGAATCTTCCTCTGCCATGCGGTTGTTTGGTAAAACTTCTTCGAATACCCGATAAGGATGATCTTGTTTAATAGCTACTTTTGTTGCATTCACAACTGGGTCAAATGATTTAAATTGTAATTTATAATCCATTAGTTTGTTGCCTCGCTTTTATTTTTGATTTCGTTAAAAAGGTCCATCAAATCCTTATCTGATTCTAGAACAGAGCGATAGATTTCTAGCTCTTGTGTGAGCTGATCTAGTTTTTCTTGTAGGTAAGTACATCGAGCCTTAAACTCAATCTCTCCGAGTGTTTTGTCGCCCAATTGCTTGTTTAATTCAGCAATCATAGCAAGTAAGATATTTTCGTTCATGTTATTTTCCTTTCTATTTAAAGCCATATTTATTGATGAGATTTGATTTTATATGATTTTGAACAGCTCCATTTTTTAGGTCCCAACCATAACGAGCGATAATACCAAAACAAGTCAAGATATCCCATAGATAGCCTCCTACATTTTGTGATCCTTTTCCAATAAATAGATCATCTATATAAGCTTTGCTAAAATGTTTATCGCCACGCCCTAAATTATGTTTAACGCCTTTTTCATTCATTGGAATCAAATAGCTATTTCCATCTTTAGTATTATTGTGAATAATCCAAGGACTTCTATACTGACCATTTGCATAGAATATGATTCGATCACCAACAAGTTCGTACAAAGATTCTTTTACATCATTCTTCGCTCCTGACCACAAGCGCATCCCAGCAAATGTTTCATTTTCTGTATTTTCAGTTTTGTCTTGATTTGTTCCTATGACGATTCTGGCAGCCTTATTGTCTCTTAGATACTCGCCAACAAGACCAACTTGGTTAAATTTGATAAATTGTGAGGAGCTTGTATCATCGATTCTTCGAATTGTGCCGGTATTTGAAAATAGATTGATAGTCCCGTTATCTAAGTCAAATACTGTAGCCCCGTTGTTGGCACTCAATCGTCCACCTTGAACTCTTTCGGCAGCAATCTTGATTGAATTCAATTCGGTAATAAAAGCCTTTTGTGAAATCAGTTCTCTAATAAATGCTTGATTAGCAAGCAATTTTTGGATCAGAGCATAGTCAACTTGTAGTTTATCCGCTGTGACTGCATTACTAGCAAGAATCTGAGTTGTTACTGATCCAGTCTTCATGTGGCCAGTTTCGACACTCTCACTTGCGATGTGACGGCCTAAAATAGATCCATCAACTACCATGTCGCCTTTCACCTTGATTAACTTAGCGATCAAAGCAATGGCTTCTGGTTCCTGCACCAGCAATGAGCTTATGGTTCTTCCATTGATGCTCTTACCTGTACCAAATGAGATTTGACCATCTGTGATGTTGATGTCTGTTTTTTTAAGGACCCCATCAAATTGACTGATGATTGTTGCTACTTGACCATTGACTGTTTGCTGATAGTTAGCAAAGCGCCCGTTGATGCTATCCTTGAAATCATCCAGCTTGTCATTGAGTACAGAGTTTTGACTGGACAGTTTCTGGTTAGTTTCTTCTGCTTGAGCTTGAAGTTTTGCATCAGTTTCTTGCGCTTGATTAGCGATTTTGTTTGTAAGCGCCTGTTCCTGTGTTGCAAGTTTATTATTTAAGCCTTCTGTGGCATATCTCAGATTATTTCCAAACTCAGTTGAGAATGTTGAAAATTGGCCATCAACAGTTTGCTTGTATTCGGCAAGTTTGCTCTCAATTCGTGAGTTGATTGTGTCCAAGCTGTTTGGCTTGTATGGGGGGACTTTTGGTCCTTTGACCAATATTGGTTTGCGAATCCAAAAGTGTGCATTGTTGACTGCATAGAAGTATAGTGGAAAACTTCCAG